TTACACAACCATTGTTTCAAATGTCTTGATTGTTCCTTCCTCGTCTTCTTCTCTAAGCTCTTTGATAACATGAGAATAATCTCTGTGTGTTGTTTCTATATCTTTATGTCCTAAACGTTCACTTACATAGTATACCGATATTTTTTTATATAGCAGTACGCTAGCATGAGTGTGCCTTAATCCGTGTACGGTGATTGACTCTATCTCTAACTCAAGCAAAAGTTTTCTTAACAATTTATTAGCATTCGTATTACTAATTACTTTGTACTTTGAGCTAGGACTATAAAATACAAGGCCATACATGTTTGGTGTTAAAAGCTGAAATAGTCCTTTAAATGCGTTCATTGTTGGCTTGTCCATTTTGATCACTCGATTCGACGCTTCATTTTTTGTCGGACCAAATCCTTCTTGCGATCGCTCCATATAACCCCACGTCTTATTAATTGTAATTTTATTATTTATGAAATCGAAATCTTTTCTTGTTAGCCCAACCAATTCTGCAAATCTCATGCCTGATGTTAGAGCCAGTAAAAGTAAATAATAGCCTAATCCTTTATCAAGTCTTTTGTGTAATTCTCTGAGTAGTAATTGGCTGTCCATAAAATTTAAATGTTTTTCCGAGGTTTTTTTTGCTGGAGTTGTCCACGTTAATTCCGCTTTTCTCGTAAAATCTACTGGTACAATACCTTCTTCAATTGCGTCTTGTACACAGGCCCGGATGTGAGTGTTTAGTTTTTCCACTGTCTCTTTTGCTCTGGTTGAGCCAAATTCATTTAAAAAGAGCTGATAGTCGTGTCTTTTAATATCCTGGATATGCTTTGCACCAAAGTAACTTTTAAGCTGATTAGATGTATAATGGTAATGCTTTAATGTGGTATTGCTTACTTTCTTCTTATACAGATTTACCCATTTATCGAAATAATCAACAAGCGGTACAGGGGTTAAACTTGGTATGGTACCTTTTCTTATTTGGGCTTCTATTTCAGTAGCTGCAGCTTTAGCCTCTCCTTTTGTACGAAAACCACTTTTTCGGATAGGCTCAGATTTTCCGTTTACCATACGACTGATAGTATACTGCCACGTTTTTCCTCGCTTTTGATAGCTAGCCATTTTCTTGCCCACCTTTAATATTGTTTAAATGCACCAATCACTTTCCCTATGACAGTGACTTCATTTTTTTCTAAGTCGATTACTTGAGGATAAAATGTATCATCAGTACTCAAAGGTATTAGAGTTAATAAATTGTCTTTTAAGTTTACTTTCTTAACTGTTGCTTCATCACCATTTACCAATACAGCTGCAATTTCTCCATTTTCAACTTGTGCATCACGTTCAATTAAAACAAAACTTCCATTATCAAATTCTCGATTCATACTTTCACCTTTAATTTTTAAGTAAAATGTATCTTTATCTTTAACTTTCATCATTGGTGGGCCGGGCGCATAGCCCAATATATTTTGTTCGGCAAAAATTGGAGTACCAGCAGCAATCGTTCCGACAATTGGGATTAAATCACTAGGGGGGTGAACTTCGTTTTTATCAACGTTTAAACCTAAGATTTCATCCAGGTCTACACCAAAATAATTAGCTAACGTACTAGCTGATGATACAGTAGCATCTTTTCCGTTTTCCCATTTGGAAATCATTCCTTTACTAAATTTCGTGTTGTACTTTTCATTTACTTCTTTAACTAATTGATCCATAGTTAAATTTTTTGACTTTCTTAATTTCCTCAAATTATAACTGAAATTACTCATAATTTTCCATGCCCCTACCTTTTATTATATTTTCTTTATTATATAGGATGTGTTTCTATATAGCAACATTTGTTGTATAATTCGACACAAAAGTTGTTGACAAAGAAACTGGTTTATTTTAGTATGAAGTTACATCAAGTTTCGACATGGAAACAAGAAAGATGGTGAGGGTATGGCAGGTTACAACAAATTTAAGGGTTTTTTGGTTGAAAGAGGCATTAGACAACAAGAGATAGCTGATCTATTAGGCATGAATAGGACCAGAGTTAATCTAATCCTAAACGGTCAGCAGGGTAAAGATTTTAAGGTTCATGAAGTCAATAAAATTTGTGAATACTTAAATATCAGCGCAGACAAATATTTTTTTAATCAAAAAGTTTCTATTTAGAAACTAAATAAAAAGGGGGTGGTACTATGCAACACTTAAACGTAAACCTAACTATTCCGATTCCGGAGGATTCTGTACTTATTTCTAAAGTAGAGTTGAAAGAATTGAAAAAACAAGAACTTGCGGGTGTTTATTGGAACATGAAGGACTTAGAACAGCGCATCCGTCGCAAATCGGAATGGATTAAAGAGAATATTCTTTATCCTACTCAATTTCGAAAAGTACTTGATAGTGAAAATGGCGGATTTGTTTTTTATCCGAAATCCAAGGGTCAGTCCTGGAGTTTTCAAGCAAGTAGAATGGCAGATTTTTTGGATATGCATTTCAATAAAATATTTTAGAAAAAGGTGATAGGGTGAATCCATTAACTAAAGATAAAGCTCTTCTATTATCCCAATTTTTTATCCATCTAGAGATCGTCATGGTCCTAAAAGGAGAAATAACATCGCTTCGTTTGCTAGGAGGCAGCATCAACGATATTGGAAAATTAGTCAAGGCCTTTAGGATGAGGAGAATAACTACACCATTGTATGAAATAAATTGTGAGGTTGTTGATTTAATATGTCCGAAGTTAAGTGGATTAAATTAAGCACCCATATGTTTGAAGACGAGAAAATCAAACTAATCGAGCAGATGCCTGAATCTGACACCTTATTAATCATATGGGTGAAATTGTTGACACAAGCTGGTAAGACCAATGCTTCAGGGTACATTTTTTTAAGTGAAAATATTCCTTACACTGAGGAAATGTTAGCTGCAATATTTAATCGTCCAATACCAATTGTTAGATTGGCGTTAAAGACATTTGAACAATTCGGGATGATTGAAATCAATGAAAATCAGTTTATTTCTATTTGTAATTGGGAAAAACACCAAAATATTCAAGGTATGGATAAAATCAGGGAGCAAAATCGACTCAGAAAACAACGGCAGCGTGATAAACAAAAATTTTTACAAATACCTAATAATAGTCACGTGAAGTCACGTGACAGTCACGTAATAGATAAAGAAAAAGAATTAGATATAGATAAAGAAAAAGATAATATACCTTTTAAACTAATTATCGATTTCTTGAATAAAGTTGCTGAAAAAAATTTTAGAGAAACCACACAAAAAACTAAGGACCTTATCAAAGCTCGGTGGAATGAAGGATTCAAGTTTGAAGACTTTAAACAGGTCATTCTTGTAAAAAGCAATGAATGGAGAAACACCGATATGGTAAAATTCCTTCGGCCTGAGACTTTATTTGGTACCAAGTTTGAATCTTATCTAAATCAAAAAGGAGGTAGTCAATTTGCAAGCAATCAAGGATCAGTTAAAGACGATGACTACGATGACCTTCCTTTCTGAGACATGCAACAAGCATAAATATTTTAAAAACGGTGATTGGCATACAAAAACAGTTTATAAAATGTCCAATGCCAAAGGCGATGCTTTTTGTCCTATCTGTGCTGCTCAAGAAAGCACTAAGAAATTAGAGAAAGAAGTTCAGGCTTCAATTGATCAAGCAGAAGCAGCCAGAGCTGAAGCTAGTAAGCTCGAACATGTTTTGCTAAGAAAAAGCATTGTACCTGATCAGGAATTACTAAATGCTTCTTTTGACAATTACATAACGGATTGCCAAGAGACATCTAGTAATCTCAAAAGTGCCAAAGAGTGCTTTGCTCATTACAAAGAAAATCTAACCTTTAACATTTTTTTTCAGGGGAAACAAGGTGCTGGCAAGAGTCATTTAGCTTATTCCATTCTGAGAGAAATAAACGATGATAAACAAATGGACAAGTCTTCTCTGTTTGTCTCCGTTGAAGAAATGATGCGACTCATGAAAGATTCGTTCGGAGACAAAAAGAGCAAGTATACCGAGCGATATTTTATAGATCTTCTCGCAAGTGTCGATTATCTCGTATTAGATGACATAGGGGCTGAAACAGGCGCTATCGATAGCGAAAAGCAAGCTACCGACTTTGTACAAAGAATCATATACGCTGTCCTCACAAAGCGTCAGCACAAGAGCACCATCATCACTACAAATTTGAACAAAGAGTCAATTTTCAATATGTATGACAAAAAGCTTGTTTCCAGAATGCTCAAGCGTCCGAAATACATTCTCTTTAAAAACGCTAAGGATCGGAGAAAAGAAGACATCCCATTTTAGGAGGTATGCAAATGAAACACGGAAAGAAGCCAACACGTGCCCAAATGGACATCATTAAAATGAACGGTCTGAATCCTAATAATTGGTTGGTTGTTAAAAACCTATCTGAGCAGATGCAAGTGATACATCGGGAGACTGGCCGGTTAAGGAAGTTGATCGTGTAATGGCAGCCATTGAAGCTTTAGACAGACTGGAAATTGCTCTGGAAGATACGAATTTCGAATGGTCGCTTGTACAGATGCGGAAAACGTTGACCTATTGGTACGAAGGCAGAAGCATTCGAGAAATGTCAGAGCTATTGATACGGCCATTGGAAGAGTTGCTTTTGTTGATTGTTGATTTCGCGAAGCAAAGAATCCTTCCCCATCGTTCGAATGGACTTGGACCATGTGAGGCAATCTGGATAAGCAAAAATGATTTCGAACTGAAAAATAAACGAATCAGAGAGTTACTTAAAGATGGTCCTGTATATATTGTTTTTCTTGAAAGCAACTTCCTCTGGTATGAATACGAGATTAAGCAGTTTCAGTGCATGTGGGATAAAGGGGAATCAATCGTCGATATTTCGGAGTCATTCATGAGAGAAATCGAAGAAGTTCTCTTTCTTACCATCCATTCAGCGAAACAGGGTTTAATCGATCCCAGGGAATCAGGGTTGCTAGGTAAGGAGGCAAGTGATCGTGAACGAAAATGCCAAGGGATTTACTTTTGAGAATGCCACGCTGCAGCAGCTGGTTACAATTATCCGTTTTGAACCTTGCTCATCCTTCCTAAAAAGACAAGCATTTCTAGATTTAGTTTGCAGAGCTGGGAGGTGAGAATTTGAGCCAAGAAGAACGTGAGCTCATGATTGAATGGCTTTCTGTTATCGGAAATTTCGGTAAAGAATATCTCAACAGAATGTCAGATGAAGAGCTAGAGGTAAACTACATCAATCATTTAGAAGTTTGATAGGAAGGTGAATTGATATTGAATGAAAATAAAAATTCTAGGTTTCCAGGCAAAGTTGAAACTTGGGTCATGACACCTGAACAGTTAGCTGAATACAAACGGAAAAACCCTAAGCAAAAAAGCCAGCCGCAATCATCCCCGACCAAAGAGATTCATTGGGACTGGCCAAAAGCAAAAAGGGCATAAAAAAAACAGGATTTCTCCTGCTACCCTTAATTTCATTATATCAGGGGGAGTCCTCGTTGGAAATAGCAAACGACTTGAATTATGACCTAAATACACAAACCGTTACAGGAAAACTAGAAAAAGGAAAGATTCAAGTGATCGTTTTAGATGGTATTGGCGGCAAAGTGAAATCCATCGATGCGCGGCACCACGGCGATATAGTCATCAAAACGGTTAACGGAAAATTAAAACAAATCACACGCGAGGAAAGCGAACTCTGGTAGTCTCCTTTCCTCAAGGGAGGAGAAGAGACTTGTCTGATAAATTACAGGAAATCATTAATGAAGCCAGCATCCGTACAACGATATTTGAGGATTCGTACATTGTAGAAATCAGGAAAGAGTCTTTTGATCATCTTGTTGAGAAAGCTGAAAAAGCCGAAAAACTCAAATCAGCTTCTTCAATTTTAAACGATCTAGGAACGTTGTGGATTAAGGAAAATAATAAATTAAATGCACATCTGCAGCAGGCTAAAAAAGAACTGGAAATATACAGATCGTACTTCAAAAAAGTGCATGATGAACTAGAAAATGAAGATTTTGTCGGTGAGGCAACAGAAAATATTCTCTGCTTCAATGGTCAATTGCTAGTTGACTTGGCAGAAATGGAAGGTGATCCTGAATGATCCCTTTGTAAACTCAAATTAAACATTCTGTTCTTGCATCTAAGAATCAGGTGCTGACAATAGACTACTTGTCAAAGAAATATAAAGTTCCTGCAGAATATGTTGTCGCTTTGGCTGAAAGAAATAAGGATTTGGTTGTGACAAATGACGTGGTCATGGCGAAAAGGGAAAAGACTCTAACAGCAGCATGCGCTGGCGCCGGGGCTGTGGCGCTTTTAGCTGTATTGATTCTGCCGGGGTTGGTTGGATGAGTAAGTGCAACATATTTAAAAAAAGGAGTCGGAGCTAATGAAATATTTTGAAGTATTAGATCCTTATTATGCATTGTTAAAAGCTAAAGATAGAGAAGATGCAAAATTGCAATATAATGCTACTGTTGCAGACCTGGAAGATATAGAAGAAATTAAGGAAGTTCCAGAGGATTATGCTTTAGTCCGATTTAGTCAAGCGCCTGGTGAAAATAAAAAGTTAGTGCCTCCTTCAGAGATATTAAAAGATTTTAGAGATCCTAAACATTCTTTGTTAATCATTGACGGATCATTGCTTTAAAGAAAAGTAGACACAAATTGCGAAGTAAATGGAGGAATGAAAATGAAGGATTTAGCTTTTTATATTAAGGATGACAAGTCTTTGTGGGAACGAATGGATTACCCAAATGTCGGTGATGTTTTGTTAGTTGAAGAAAGTTATTATGACGGAATAATTGAAGATTTAGAAAAGCAGAAAAAGCAATTAGCAGAGGTTATTGCTCGTAATTTAGTTGCTTGGGATACATCAAAAGACAAGCGAGAAGGGTTGCTTCCAGAAGTCTATTTAACAAACCGGTCTTGGTATAAACGATTAACTGGTGAAGAGTACGTTTTCCATAAAGCCTTGAAGAAATTTAATATTGGGTAGTGAACAGTTCGTGTATATGTGGACACAAATTGCAAAGGAGGAATTAATCGTGGAAGAAAAAATTATCTACAAATATGCATGCGTTGAATGCGGTGCGGAGTAACAAACTGAAGGAGAAAAACTAACATATTGCGATTCCGATAAGTGTTTAGATAAAGACCATCGTTTAATTTTTCTTAGTGAATAGTTCGTGAACAAACTAGATCAATAGGTCCAATAGGGAAGTCCTGAGGATACTGATTAAGACACAGATTTTCTGTGCTTAATTGGTGTCCTTTTTCTTTTCATAAAAAGGGGAGATTGTGATGAAAGAAAAGGAAAAGAAGAAGAAAAAAGAAGAGTGTCTTTCTCGAAAAGACATTGAAGAACTGATGGGTGTTAATCGTCCGACTTACAAGAGATACAAAGGTGCTATTAAACAGAAAAGGAATGGTGTGAAATGAGTCAACTTGCATTTGTTTTACCTGAGATAAATCGAGATGCTACCCGTCAAAAGGTTGAATCCTTGCTGGAAAGATACCGCATTTTGTTACTGCAGGTGGATTTGGATTTTTTGCCAAAAATCACTTCCAGTTACACCATGGTTGCTCCATCAATTACTAACGAATTCCATTCCTCTACTGAAGATGCAGCAACAAAAAATGTTGATCACCAGAGGCAACGGGACAAATTTTTGAAACGGATGCAGCAGGCCGTCAATCGTCTTTCGCTCAACGAACGTTCAATCATCATCAAACGATACATGGACCAAGAAGAATATTTTGATTATGAGATTTACTATGAGTTAGGCATGTCGGAAAGGAAATATTATCGGATTAAATCCCGCGCTTTTTATAAGCTTGCCTTTGCTTTGAAAGAGGAAGTTTATATAGAACATGAGGGGGTGAATTAAATGAATTTTGTGCAGCCGATTCGGGATCCAGAGCATCTTTTTTATATGAAACGATTTTTAAGAGAACAAAGCGAAAGAAATTATATGCTTTTTGTTACTGGGATTAACTCAGGTCTTAGGATTTCGGATATTCTTCCATTAAAAGTGAAAGACGCCAAAAAGCCATATTTTGATATTCGTGAATTAAAGACGCGTAAGCAAAAAAGAATCCAAATCACTTCTTCTTTAAAGAAAGAATTGAATGCTTTTATTAAAGGTAAGGAGGACCATGAATACCTCTTTAAAAGCCGAGAAGGTGTGAATAAACCGATTGGTCGTAGCCAAGCATATAAAATTCTTCGAGCTGCCGCAGAATACGTTAATTTGGACGGAATTGGCACTCATACGCTGCGCAAGACGTTTGGCTATCACTTTTACCTTCAGACAAAAGATGTGGCTATGCTGCAGGAGATATTCAATCATTCTAGCCCTAACATCACCTTGAGGTACATTGGTATCAATCAGGACAGCATGGACAAAGCAATGAAAGGCTTCAAAATTTAGGCTCATCGCCAATAAACGGATGGGCTTTGTTTTTTGCTGTTATATCTAGTTCACCATAAAAAACAGATGTGTAATTCATTTTGTGGTATTGCTGTGAGAATATGTGTATCAAGGCTTTCAGCCTTTTAGTGAATTCAACACAATATAAGATATGGGTAATTTTGAAAAAAAAACAATACTTTTCCCCCGTGTTTTTTGGCATAATAAGTATGATAATAAACTGAGAGGGGAACACTGGGATGAATTGGGATAATATTTTTAAAACCTTAGAAAAATATACTCAATATAAACATTATCTATTACTTTTTGATCAATATAAACTGCCTAGGAAACAATCGCGTGACGAAATGTCTAAGGTTTTACACGAAGCAGTTACCGATGAAGGTTTTATAGGATCAATAATGTCCGAGACAGCAATGGATGAGTGGTTAGCATTACATCAAAAAGATGGTAATAATTATTCCTTCGTCTACAATCTTCAAGAAAAAATTCAAGATGGTTTGTTAAATAATTTATATGTGAGCAGAAATAAATATATAAAACTAAGGTTATGGGACATCAATCCGCATAATGAGTCCGAAGACTTAAATTCTGTAATGCCTAATTTAACAGATATTACATTGGTTGGAATTCATCGGAATGAAAATGCAGGTACATATACATTCTCTTTTGTCTCTCCATGTGAAGTTACTGGTTCTAGAGCTGATGGATCAACAAGAGTTTTTAAGAAGGTATTTTTTAGTCATTGTGTTTTTTTTGATAATTCCAATGATGTAAAAGTGATTTTTAATCCTACGAGTAATCTTCAACATGTAAATGGTGTAAGGAAAGAACGGTTTGATTGGACACCTATAGCAAATATGGTTTTTAACAAAGTCCAAGAATATATTGGAGGTGTTTTAATTGTTGCCCCTAATTGGATTCCCCAAGCACTTTATAAATTTGCAGAGGAAGCAACAAGCCATAATAATCCTAAAATAACTGCAGCTTCTTTTAATGCTCAAGAAATGATTGAAGAATTTGCTGCAGAAGTCCTAAAACAAGCTGGAGTTGATACAATCAATGAACCAGCGCTTATTAGTCGCCTTATACAAGATATTCAGATTTCTTTTGAATCACAGTTATTTGAGATTTACTCTGTAGAAGAGGAAAAAGAAAATTCTTTAACAATTTTCAAGCAAAGATCCGATGGTATCACACACATAATTAGTGTAGAATCAACTGAAGAAGGTTTTAAAATTGGACCAGCTGCCCAAGCAGCGAGAAGATCTAGACAGGATGGAGATATTGATTTATTAGGCGTTAACCTTAAAACAAATGACAGAATGTACAAATTCTTGGTCGAACAAGGTACTGACGCATATTTAATAAGAGGAACCAATACTTTTATTGAAGAGGAGGTGGTAAACATTGTTATCCGTAGACTTAACGAATATCGAACAAAAATACAAGTTGCCGCCGAGCGTCATATTAGGAGTGAAGAAGGAACTTCTTTCCCTGAGGCCAAGTGATGTTTTAACAAAGAATAAACTCGCTTTGGTCACTTCAATTCAAGTTGACTTTGCAGAGCAAATTCTAATCGAATTGTTTAAGGAAAAAAAGCTTCAATTAATTATAAGAGTAGGTTGTCTAAATGAGGAATACTCTCATTCTCTCTGGTTTAATTCTCTTCAAGAATATTATGAATCTAAAGACGAATTTTGTGTTCATTGTGGTGCTCCTCTTGATTGGAAAAATGCAAAGGTTGGATTTAAGAGAGGTATTTACAATTGATGAATAAAATGAATTTAGAACAATTTACACTTCTTCAAACATTATTAGAACAGTGTGAAAATTCTGGAGATGAATTTGACAATATTATTTGGAAGCCTGTGAATGTAGATAGTGCAACAATTCAAGAATTCGATCAGCATGTTAAAGTAGTTGAAGAGAGTAAAGATTGGCCAACCAATTTAAATTGGAAAAAAGGAAGAGTCCTTGAAGATCTTGCTGTATTCCTATTTGAAAGATTCAGTGGTGTAGTGGAAGTCAAAAAAAATAAAAGAGGAGATAATGAGACTGATATTGAGACAAAGTTAAGTGATAAAGCGTTACCTACATTTATAAAAGAATGTATTGGTCTTAAAATTATCTGCGAGTGCAAAAATTACAAGTCAAAATCAATAGATGTAGGAATGGTAACAAAGTTAGCAGAAATTATTCCTGATAGAGGTTCTAGGTTTGGTATATTCATTTCTATAAATGGCATGGGCGGATACGGTTGGAGATACGGAGAAGGAAAAAGGAAGAAAATAATGTATAGTGAAAAGATTCCTATAATATCCTTTACGTTAAATGAACTTAAACCACTTAGAGAAGGTAAAAATCTCTATACTTTTATACAGGAAAAATATAACCTTTTAGTAGATGATGTTGATGATGAGAGTGCGGAATTACCTAATGAAAGTCAAGTGGAATATTCTAAGAGACTGCATGAAATTATAGAACACTTCTACAAATGTGAGTTAATAGATCATACGCAATTTAAAATAATTAAAGAAAATGCAATTAAAAGATATGGATCTTTACATAATGATTAATTTTTTAAAACATTCTTTTTGGAATGTTTTTTTGTATATAAATTTTGGCAGATGAAAGGCAGAATAATTGCAGAAAGTAAGCAGACCATTTTGTTTTTAATAAGGTAATATGATAGTAGGTCAATAAAACGGACATGCGTTCTCCAAAAGGAGGACGTTTTTTTACAGAATTGAAACCTATTTCTTTTTATATTACTTGGCCATCCTCTCGGAGTATTGTGGATTGCATGATTATATTTATGCTATGGGGTAATAATAGGTAATTTGTCATAATTTGACGAACGATAGAGATTGTGCTTTTAATAACTTTCTTCCATAATGGATTGGATGAAAGGAGATAATATAAGATGAAATTTTCTTTATTAGATAATGGAGCTGACTCTTTAAAAGGTGCCTTCAGTTGCTTAGAAAAAATTAGTGATCTACAAGAAGGTGCTAATCATAATCTTAAAGATGTAGTTATATATCTTAATCATGGTTTAGAAATATTATTTAAGCTAATATTAAAGAGTGCAAGTCCTGCATTAATGTTTTCAGATATTAAATCTTATCAAAAAGCTAAAGAAGATATGAAGAAAAAGGGAGCAAAAAATGTTTTTGAAATAAATCCATCTCTACATACAGTCACATTAGAAGAAGCGCTAAAAAGAGTAGAATTTTTATGTGATATTGAAATTCCTGATTCTTTAAAAGCTACTATATATTATATAAACAAAATTAGAAATCAACTTATGCATTATGAAATTGAACTTAACGAAGGTGAATTAGATGAATTAGTTGAAAAATTGAAATATTGTTATGAAGAATCAATTAATTTTTTAGTAATTCATATTAATAATCTTGAAGAAAAGATTGATGAAGCAAGGTTTGAATATACAAGGGAAGATTATGAATCAGATATGGGAGAATGGTACGCTGAAATGCGTATGGAAGATGCACGTATGGAATATATAGAAGAAGGCTATGAAGATTTAGGTGAGGGGAAATGGTAAATAAAAATTATTCTTTTCAAAAAGAGATAGTTTATATATACATTAGCTACTTAAGGATGGGGAGAATACAAAAATAAAAATCTAATCCTTTACTTAACTCAAAATTCGTATTACTCCAATAACATATATAGGAGTGGGAAATTTAGAATGGATGAATCTAAGAAAAAATTAATTGAAGGTACCGCCTTATTCTTATCTTTTTTAATAACATCAATTGTTCTATACTTCATTCCGGATTTTATTGGTAATCAAATAGTTACTCGTTCCATTGGTATAATTTTTGGGTTAATCGGAATTATGGGCTTCACGGTAGAATTAACTAATTTGAGGATAAGCTCAAACGAAGAGATAAAAAGTGCATTAATGGATATGGTTGTTGGTCTTTTCTTAGGTATAATAATATTTTTATTGCTGTATTTCTTTGCAAATTGGTTCGTTCATATAGTAGTAACTCTGCTTATGTTACTTGCTATTTATGCAGCTTTACGAAGTGTTATTAAATTGATATTTTTAACTGATTTTCTAAATCGCAATATATTAATTAAGTTACCGGTAATCATTTTAAACATTGCCATATTCACCTTAACTCTATTGCAGGTATTACAGATATTTAAAGTTATTAAATAAGTAGAATGGGACACTCACATAGTGGATGATTTTTATTTGCAAGAAGCAGGATAAAATCTCTTTTTGTCGAATTATAGGACGTAAGGAGGCGGAAATATGATATATATAGAAAAATTAATAAGTTCATTACAAGAATGGAATAAAAAAGTTGGAGAAGAAAGAATTACTCCATTATCAGGATTGGTTAGTTTAGCTTTATTACAATTAGGTAGTGAGGAATATAAAGCAGAAGATTATCAAAATAATCCATTAAGTACGTTAAAAAAACGTATTGAATACCTTCAAAGAAATGAAAGTATTTTTGAAGAGTTTTTAGTTAATGGAATAATCTTTTTAATCAAAAATTACTTTAATGACCTGATTGTTAAGAGGGAAGAACATATTTATAATAATGAATCTTTACTTGAAAGAATAAATAAAAATGAGTTAGAAATATCTAGTAACTTTGTGGAGGATACCAAAAGAAAAGTTCAATTTCTTAAAAGTGAGGAATATGTTCGTTTTTCGAAAATTGAATTTGATACATGGAATGAGATTATTTCTGTTAATTTTAGTCCTTCAGAATTAGAAGTGATGGATAGGGAAATGGCTTTAGAAGCTCATAGAAGACATGAAGAACAAATGAACCCGGAAGAAAAAAGAGTATTTCAAGATATTATCAATAAAATGAAATAACAAGCATCCCTTTTTGAGGGTGCTTTTCTATTGCTTTAATTGGGGCAAAAATAATCCCTGTCGTTAGTTAGCATAGGGGTGGGAATGCTTGGGGATTAATAAGTTATTGAAGTAGGAAATTTGCACCTCCCTGTCGAATAGAATCGATAAGGAGAGTGAGCATATGAAAAGAGAAAGTCTTCCAGATCTTCATAAGGATATTTATAATTGTCCATTATGTAAAACCTATTGTGAACAAGAACATTTTCATATTCAGGAGGATATGGAAGGGAATAAGGAATTAGTATATTTGCATTCTATTTTACCAGTAGATTTAGCTAGAATAATTGCAGAACGGCAAGTGATATCGGTTTGTACAATATGTGAGGATTCTTATATGTGGGTCAAAGGAAAATTAGTTTATCCAAACTATGGAGAAGTTCCTGAGCCTAATGATGACTTACCTGAAGAGATTAAAACGCTATATCAAGAAGCTGCTAGTGTATTTAATTTATCTCCTAGATCTTCAGCAGCTTTATTAAGATTAGCAATTGAAAAATTTCTTGAATTAGAGGGTTATCAAGGGAATCTAAACAAAAAAATCAGTACGTTAGTAACAAATGGTGCTTCCGACATTATACAAAAAGGACTAGACGCAATTAGGTATTATGGAAATAAAGGTGTTCATCCTGGTGAATTAGATCTAAGTGAGAACAAAGAAGATATAACATACCTGTTTGACTTATTGAATGTTATATCTGAGGAGTTTATAACTAAACCAAAAAGAGTTAATGATTTTTATTCCAAATTACCATTTGGTTTTAGAGAACATATTGATAAGAGAGATAGACAGACACTCAAATAAATTGGGTGTCTTATTATTTTTTGAAAAAAGAAGGGCGTAAGAGTGTGAAACCATATGCCAAGAAATTCTATAAATCAACAGCATGGAAGAAATGCAGAGATTCATACTTCCGGTCACAACATGGTCTATGTCACTGTTGCGATCCTAAGATGATCTTCTCTTCTGGAATCAATTTGGAAGAGGTGAACTAAATGACACTAAAGAAACTTTGTCCTAGATGTAGCACCTTAATTAATGTAAGCTCTCAATACTGTGAAAGTTGCCAGACAAAGTATAATGAGCAGCAGAAGCAAAGACATAAGATATACAAAGCTAAACGTACCGACAATAAAGAGCAACGATTCTATAACTCTCGTGGATGGAAACAGATGAAGCAATTCTTGGATTCAAAGTATAAAGGACTGTGTCTTTATTCGTACTACATCTATGATCGTATCGTACCTTATGATGTGTTCCATCATATTATGCCAATCAAAGATGATTGGAATATGAGGCTGCATTTATATAACCTCATCCCACTGACAAACAGTGTGCATGAGAAGATTCACAAGATGTACGAGAAGGATCAAGAGCGAACCCAACGAGAGCTTCAGCAATTGGTGGAAAAATGGAATGGATTTGGCAAGTAGGGGGTACCAAAAAAGTACGAGATAAAGCCTATGGGGTCGCAGGTGGGCCCTTTCTCTCGCAAAAACTCCCTAAATGAAAATTTTTTGACTATGTAAATCCATTTATATACAATTATAGAGAAACTTCGATTATATAAATGGGGGTAAGAATTCTTATGCGTGAAACAATTGAAGATGCTATCGACTACTGTTTGGATAAGTATGCTAAGGAAATTCTGAGTGATCTGCAGGAATACGGAGTAATAATTGAGGGTCCTTACGGTTTCTCTCAATCTATGATTAAGTGTACAGATTATCTCGAAAAGAAAGTAAAGGAATACAACAAAAAATTCGGATTACATTTTGAAGTTGATTTTCTGGGTAGTTTTTACGGTTTAAATGAAGATCTTCCTGATGATTATTTTCATTTTGTAATGAATTTAGCTGCTGACTTAAATTACAAAGAATTCTCTAAAAATGCTATTTTACTGCGTGAACAATACATAGATACATTAGGGTGAAAGGAGGGCACCCAATGGGTAGACCAAGACAACCGGCAGGTTTACTTGTGGTGAAAGGTAAAAAACATTTGACCAAGAGTGAAATTGAAGATCGAAAAGCCAAAGAAGTTCGGGCGCCGGCTGATAAAGTCGAGGCGCCTTCTTATTTGCCCGATGAATTGAAAGCGGAATTCGATCGTATTTCCGAAGAGCTATTAGCCATCGATATCATGACGAATTTGGACTGTGAAGCCCTCGCTCGATTCATTGTGGCTGAAAATCAATACCAAAAAGTAAGCATCAAGCTGATGAAAATGAAGTCAATTGGTGCGAGATACATGGATCTTTTAAAAATACAAGAAAAGCTCTTCAAACAAGCCAGGGCTTCTGCCAGTGATTTAGGATTAACTATAAGCTCTCGGTGTAAACTTGTTGTTCCTAAGCAACAAGATGAGAAACCGAAGAATAAATTTAGTAAGTTTGGTCCATGAATCGCGTTACACAATATGCTCTTGATGTCGTTGAGGGCAGAATTGTCACTGGTAAGTATGCAAGACTAGCTTGTGAAAGGCATTTACATGATCTTGAAAGTGAAAACTTGGCTTCGTTCCGTTATAGTTTCGATGAGGAAAAAGCTAATCGGATTAACGAATTTGCTGAAACCCTTGTGATTGCAGAGGGAGAAGGTAAGGAACAATTACAACTCGCAGACTTCCAGGCATTTATACTTGGAAGTCTTTTTGGTTGGGTTGATAAAGAAACCGGATATCGCCGTTTTCGTAACAGTTATATTCAACTTGGCCGACAGAATGGTAAGTCCTTGCTAAATGGCATTCTTGGAACGTACTGCAGCGGATTTGATGGGTACAATTACGCACAGATTTACTGTACAGCGACCAAGTCCGATCAGGCAAAGATCGTCTTTAATGAGATTGTGAAATTCATCAATGCGGATCCTGATCTTGAGGAATTATTCAAAATCAAAGACTATGAAAGTACGATTATTAGCAATCTGACTCATTCAACAGTGCGAGCTCTCGGAAGAGATACTAAATCGATTGATGGCTTTCGCCCCTACCTCGGCATCGTGGACGAATACCACGCCCACAAAGACAACCAAATGTATAAGCTTTTGGAAGGCGGTACTGGGAAGCTCAAACAGTCACTTATTAGCGTCATAACAACAGCTGGTTTTGATTTAAACAGTCCATGTTATGAGTTGTATAACGACTGCTGCAAACTTTTAGAAGGCGCATTTTCGAATGAGACCCAATTTGTTTACATCGCTCAGCTGGATAAAGATGATGATATTTGGGATTCAGAAAACTGGATAAAAGCCAATCCTCTAGTGTGTGCAGATTCTGACGGTGTGGACCGAATGAAGGATATCGCAGCCAAGGCAAAAAGAATCGGTGGCGAAGAGCTACGTGACTTTTTAACAAAACGGATTAACGCCTGGTTCCAATTAACTGATGATGATTATATCAATATCGAAAATTGGAAAAAGTGTGCTACCGAATTAACCCTTGAAGACATGCGAGGGAATGAATGTGTTGTCGGGTTGGATTTATCAAGCGGAGGCGATTTAACTTCATTGGCGCTAGAGTTTCCTGTTAGATTCAATGATCAACAAAAATATTTTATCTATTCGCATTCATTCATACCTAAAATGCGCCTGATGGAACATATACAGACTGACAAGGCTCCTTATGACATTTGGCTTAAGGAAGGATTGTTAACAGTCACAGAGACGATAGGCGGTGTGAAAACTGACTATAAGTACATCGTTCAACACTTGAAAAAACTTAAAGAGGAATACGATCTGAAATTTAAAGCAATCGCGTATGATCCACATAATGCGGATACGTTCCTGGTTGATCTTGAAGAATTCGGTTGCGATTGCATTGAAATTGTTCAAAGTGCCAAGAGTCTTCACCAGGCAACAGAGGATTTTAAACTTGAAGTTGATGCCGGCAATATCCTCTATCACGAGGTAAACGGTCTTTTGACTTGGAGCGTAACAAATGCAAAATTAACGTGGAATAGTTTTGGAGAATGTAAGATCGATAAGAACTACCGCATTAAACGAATCGACCCGATCGATGCGATCATTGATGCCCATAAAATCGTATTAATGAATAAAGAAAATAATATTGATATCAATGAATCAGCGGAAGAATATCTCAAAATGATGGGATGGTGAGGGAGGTGAGAATTTGAATTTTTTCAGTAGGATGTATCAAAAATTTAAAAACATGCTTTCCCCAGCTCCACAAGCTGCAGATATGCAGAGCGAAACACTTTTAGAGTGGCTAGGGATTAGCAAGACTTCTAAGAATATGCTCAGCGAGGTCACATATTTCACCTGCCTTAAGATGTTATCTGAGACGCTTGGAAAAATGCCATTAAAGTATTATCAGGAAACGGAAAAAGGTATTGAAAAAGCAAATTCAAATGCAGCTCATAAGCTATTAAAACTGAGGCCTAATCCGGTAATGACACCATCCATTTTTTGGGCGGCAGTAGAGCAAAATAGAAATCATAATGGGAATGCGTATGTTTGGCTTAGAAAAGTCTTTAAGCCTCAGAGGTTCGGTGGCAGCTATGAAATACAAGACATGTGGGTTATGCCTACAGAAAGTGTTCAAGTCTACATTGACGATGCCGGATACTTTGGTGCTAAAGGGCAAATCTGGTATGTCTATACGGATAAATATAGTGGCGAACGATATACATTGCGTTCAGATGAAGTGTTACACTTTAAGACCTCATATAGCTTTGATGGGGTACTAGGGGTACCTGTAAAAGACATTCTAAAATCTACAGTTGAGGGCGGACTCGAGAGCCAGAATTTTATGAATAACTTGTATAAAAGCGGGCTTACTGCTAAAGCCGCATTAGAATATACTGGAGATTTAAACGAAGATGCAAAGAAAAAGCTTGTTGCAGGTTTTGAGCAGTTTGCAAATGGATCAGAAAATAGCGGAAAAATTATTCCTGTTCCGCTTGGAATGAAACTGATACCATTAGATATCAAGTTAACGGATAGTCAATTCTTCGAGTTGAAAAAATTCAGCGCTCTTCAGATCGCCGGCGCTTTTGGAATTAAACCAAATCAGATTAATGATTATGAAAAGTCGAGCTATGCAAATTCAGAAATGCAGCAGCTCTCTTTTTATGTGGACACCGAGTTGTTTATCCTAAAGCAATATGAAGAGGAGATCAATTATAAGATTCTTACACCAGAAGAAGTCGAGCAGGGCTTCTTTTTTAAATTCAACGAGAAAGTAATTCTTCGTACTGATAGCAAAACGCAAATGGATACGTTGGCTTCAGGTGTGAATAATGGCATTTATAAGCCAAACGAGGCAAGAGAATTGTTAAATTTACCTATTGCTGAGGGTGGGGATGTGTTAATGGTAAACGGCAATTATATTCCAGCCACCGATGTTGGAAAGCAGTACGATAAAGGGGGTGATCAAACATGAAGAGGTTTTGGAATTTCAGCGTAAATGCTGCGACACCAGATCAAGCTGAAACCGTTGAATTGAGAATTGAGGGAGACATCGTAAGCGATGAGGATGTGTGGTTATATGAGTGGTTTGGTATTGAAGCTACTGCTCCGAACATTTTTAAAGATGAGCTTGCTCATTATAACGAAAAGGATATTACGGTTTGGATAGACTCATACGGCGGAGATGTGTTTGCCGCAGCCGGTATTTATAATGCCCTTAAAGAACATAAAGGCAAGGTCACAACTAAAATTGATGGGAAGGCTATGTCAGCTGCAAGTGTCATCGCCATGGCTGGAGATGAGATACTCATGTCGCCGGTTAGTGTCATGATGATTCACAATCCACTTACTACCGCACAAGGAGACATGAGAGAGTTAAGAAAAACTGCGGATGTCTTAGACACGGTAAAGGAGACTATCATTAATGCATATATGGTCAAAACGAGAAGGTCTAAGGCGAAAATATCCGCCATGATGGATGATGAAACCTGGATGTCTGCAAATGTTGCTGTTAAACAAGGATTTGCTGATGGAGTCCTGTATCAGGAACAGGAAGCAGAAGAGGTAGTCAATTTCTCTTTTAATCGATTTGCCATACAAAACAGTGCAAATGAGTCCATGAAACGCTTGCTGAACTTTAAAAAAGCACAGGAACAGACATGGGCACCCGAAAACTTAGTGGACAATCAGAAAACAGAAAAAGAAAAACTATTATTGGAATTGGATTTAATCTAATTCTATTTTTTATTTCAAAATTTAAGGAGGCTACATCGTGAATCCAGAATTATTAAAAATGTTGAATGAGATTAACGCTAAAAAAACTGAAGCTAAAAAATTGATTGCTGAAGATAAAGTTGAGGAGGCAAAAGCAGTAAAGGAAGAACTGGTAAAGCTGCAAAATAAATTTGATCTTGCTAAGGATTTATTTGATGAACAGGAGGAGCAAGAAAAGGCAGCAGTCAAAAATAAAGTCAAAAAGCCTGTTAACAATGAGGAATCTCAGCATGGGGCTTTTGTTAATATCATCAAGGCTTCCCTTTTGAAGAAAGCCGTTAATGAGGATGATATGGAAATTTACAATATGATGACTGAGGCTGATCCAAACGCTGAGGGTGAATCAGATGGCGGTCTGACTGTTCCTCAGGATATTCGAACGCAGGTTAAAGAATTTCGTCGTGCTCTTGATGCTCTTGAACCACTGGTTAATGTTGAGCCGGTTTCCACTTTAAGCGGTTCTCGTGTGTTGGAAGTTACAGCTGATCATGTTCCGTTTGATAACGTGGATGAGGCAGCACAATTCCCTGATGCCGAAACACCTAAGTTCCGCAATATTGCTTACAAAGTATTGAAAAAAGGCGGCATCCTTAAGTTAACCCGTGAGCTCACACAAGACACATCGGAAGCAATTATCAGTTACCTTACAAGTTGGATCCAGAAAAAAGCTAGGGTTACACGTAATTTTATGATCCTTGCTGAGCTTGATGCTAGTTTTGGAGGATCTAAGACGAAAGTTTTAGCGGATATCGATGATTTTAAAGATGTATTTAACGTAACGCTCGATCCAGCTATTGCAGTCTCTTCCGGTGTGCTTACGAACCAAGATGGATTCAACTGGTTAGACAAACAAAAAGACGGGGACGGAAAATATATTCTTCAGCCGAACCCAACTAATGCTACTCAAAAATTGTTGTTTGGTACGTACCCTCTGAAAGTGGTATCTAACAAGGTGCTAAAATCTGCTACTGTAGGCGATCCTGAAGCACCAACAGGATATAAATATCCTTTCTATCTTGGTGACTTTAAAGAAGCTATCACAATTTTTGACCGTGAAACTTTGTCTATCGAGTTTTCTACAGAAGCCGGGGATCTATGGGGTAAAGATTTAACAGGCGTAAAAGTAAGAGAACGTTTAGACATTAAAACCGTTGATACGGAAGCTGTTATTAAAGGGGAAGTTGAAGTAACAGTATAAAAATAAGGAGGATGGGCAATGAGCGACCGTTCTACTAAAAATTATAGGAAGCCGGATAAGTGGGTAGTGGAAGGTGAACTTTCTATTAATGGCTCAGGAAAGATCACTAAAGACGGCCAAGAAATTAAGTTGGGTGGGGCAGTGTCCTGGGAAGATGTCCAGGGGAAGCCTTCCGCATTTACTCCATCTTCCCATACCCACAATATTTCGGACATCACAAGCCTGCAGACAACGCTAAACGGCAAGCTATCAGCATCAAAAGCAGCAACTCAGGCTGACAGTACAGCAACAGATGCAGCAGGATTGAAAAATGATTTTAATAACCTTCTGGCTAAACTTAAAGCTGCAGGAATTATGAATTAATTGGGGGTTATGCCCCCTCTCCGTTAAGGAGGAGATCGTTTGATTACTGTGAATGAAGCAAAAAGGTATCTAAGGATTGAAGAGGATTTCACTGAAGAAGATGAGGATGTAGGAGCTCTTGTCAGTGCAGCAGAAAAATATCTTAAAAATGCTGGATGTTTACTTAATCCAGATGATGAGATGGCCAAATTAGCTGTGAAAATGTTGACTATCCACTGGTATGAAAACCGAGAACCAATTGGTAACGGAGATAAACTCGCTTTTGGTTTGCAGAGCTTGATCACACAGCTGCAGCATTGTTTTGAAGAGGGTGAGCCATCAACATGAATCCAGGTAAATTTAGACACAGGATCATCTTTCAACAAATAAACCCTGGAGCTGTTGATGAAGAAGGCTTCCCTCTACCAGACGGTCAGTGGGCTGATGTGATGAAAGCCTGGGCTATGGCTAAGACGGTTAGCGGCCGTGAATATCACGAGGCATCTGCCACGCAAAACGAACGCACAACCAGATTTATTATCCGATATCGAAATGGGTTATCAGAGGATATGCGAGTAAAATACCAGGACAGAATTTTTGAGATAGAGGCGATTTTGCCAGACGATGAAGTCAGGAAGACCCTCACCGTTGTTTGTAAGGAGGCGGTTCAGTGAGTGCACAAGTTGATGGGCTTAACCAACTACTTTCTGAGTTTACCGAGATGGGACAGCAGCTCGAAGGCCGAACAAAAGAAAAGGCTCTTAAAGCCGGCGGGAATTATTTGAAAGGTAAGCTAAAAGAAAACGTACCTGTGGTCACTGGGAATTGGCGCGATAACATCATTGTGTCTGACATTAAAAATAACAAAGTCGATGTTGGTGCAGATCAGCAGGGGGATGCTTTTTACGGTTATTTTCATGAATTCGGGACATCGAAAATGGCAGCCCGTCCTGTATACGGCCCTACTCTAGAGAGTGAAAGAAGAACCATAAGAGATGAAATGGCTGCAGAAATCAGAAGGAATTTAGGTTTATGAGCTTAAACTCTTTGATTATTAACACGCTTAAACCTACAGGCTTCCCTGTTCGGTTCCTAACCCTGCTTGAATCAGACGGGAATCCTCCAACCTATATCAAGTTTTTTGAGTACAATCAATCCGGTGCGTTACACGGGGATGATAGAGAATTGAATTCTTCGTACTCCATTCAGGTTGATATTTTTAGCACAGGAAACTACAGCAATCTAGTGAAACAAGTAAAAGCTTTACTAATAGAAACTGGTTTTTCACGCACATTTGAAACCGAATTTTACGAAACGGACACCGAATTTTATCACAAGGTGCTCCGTTTTCATTTTGTTCAATAAAGAAGGAGGAATAAGAATGCCAACAATCGGACTTAGAGATATGCATTTCGCTAAATTTAAAGATGATGGGACATACGAGACTCCTGTCAAGCTGTCTGAAGCTATCTCGGCAACAGTCACACCTAACTATACAGTTACCACATTGTATGCGGATGACCGGGCTGTTAACGTTGCAAGTGCGCTTGGGGATATCGATGTTCAGATCAACCCAAAAGATTTACCAGCTGATGAATATGACCTGCTTATGGGTACAACCAAAAATACTGACGGTGTCATTGAGGATTCCGTGGATGACGTCGCTCCTTATGGGGCACTATTGTTCCGATTGCCGTTTGAACAGGGAGGCTTTCGCTACTACTGCTATTACAAAGGGAAATTCCAGCCTCCTGCTTTGACCCACAATACAAGAGGCGGTAGCACAGAATTCCAAACACCAACGATTTCCGGTAAATTTATGCCCCGCGATGATGGGAAATGGCGTGCTCATTTAGATGCCCCTGGGAAAGTTGAGAATCCAATTGCCGACACTTGGTTTGATTCTGTTTACAAACCAACCCCACCTGCACCTGAAACTACACCATAAGTCTAATGTAGAGGCGGTTTCTCCGTCTCTTTTTACATTTTCAAAGGAGGAATACACTTGAAAAATTTAACTATATTAATCAATGGCGAAGAAAAAACTTTCTCAATTCCTTTCGTCAACGGTTTGGTGTGGAGAAAGTTCATTGAACTACGTGCAAAAACAGAAAACCTAAGTGATTTAAAACCGGAAGAGTTAGACGAATTTGCCGAACTTGTAGTGTTTGCGTTTGGCGATAAATTTAGCCTAGAAGAGTTTTACGCCGGTGTACCGTATGACCAAGTGATGAGTACAATCGACGGTCTTTTTGTACCAACCGAAGGTGATGCTGAGGGAAACGGAAAAAAGTAACGTTTTCGGAAATGCATAAGACGAATAAAAAACTTTATCGCGATCTTGTGAAACAAGGATGGTCACTTACGCAAATTGATGAATCGGACATCTTTTTTTTATTTGATCTTCTTTCCGAGGATGAAGAAGATGAAGTACTTGTTTACGCCGATCAAGTCTCGTGGTTATAAGGAGGTGACAAAATGGCAGAAGTCGGGGCACTACGTATTAGTCTCGGTTTAGAAGATATTGATTTTACTCGAGGCATGAAGAATGCAAATGCTCGTTTAAGAGCACTCGACAATGAATTCAGGGCAATAACAGCAGGATCTGCCCGATTTGATAATAGTTTAGAAGCACTTGGCCGACAATCAGGCGTTTTGACACGGTCGCTTGGCGTCCATCAACAAAAAGTTGAAGAGCTTCGACGTAGGTATGATGAGAGCAAACGAACGAAAGGTGAAGACGCGACAGAAACCATCCGTGCAGCATCTGCCTATAACCGCGCGCTTACTTCAATGCGCAGAATGGAACAGCGGTTAGAGGCTGTGAACCGGCAGATTAATGAGCAGTCGAACTCATTTCGTCGGCTTCGGACAAGTCTAAACGACACAGGAGAAAACATGCAGCGGGTTGGCGGGCGTATGCAGTCAACCGGCGCGGATATTTCGCAATCCTTCGGAATCGCTACAGCCGCAATTGGTGGAGGGCTAGCTATTGCAGCCAAAAGCGCTATGGATTTTGAATCTCAAATGTCATCTGTCAAATCTGTCATGGCTCCAGACGAAGCAAAAGAGTTTGGAGGAGAGCTTGAAAAGTTGGCCGTTACGATGGGCGCAAAAACCAAATACTCTGCTACTGAAGCTGCACAAGGTATTGAAGAGCTGATCAAAGCCGGCGTTCAGACAACCGACATCATTAACGGCGGGTTAGACGGCGCCCTATCTCTTGCAACAGCTGGTGAGCTTGAGCTTGCAGACGCTGCGGAAATAGCTTCTACTGCGCTAAATGCGTTTAAGGATGACAACTTATCTGTCATGCAAGCGGCTGACCTATTAGCTGGAGCAGCCAATGCTTCGGCTACGTCCGTTTCCGAGATGAAATTCGGGCTCTCAGCCGTCTCAGCTGTTGCAAGCGGGATAGGTTTAACATTTGAGGATACTACAGCTGCCCTTGCGGCATTTTCACAGAACGGGTTAAAAGGTTCCGATGCAGGTACTTCACTTAAAACCATGTTACTGAATTTGTCCCCGTCGACTAAAGAAGCGACAAATCAAATGAGAGATTTAGGGCTTATTACCGAAAAAGGAAATAGCCTTTTTTATGATTCGGAAGGACACGTTAAGTCCTTAGCAGATATCTCTCAACTATTAAAAGACAAGTTGAAAGGTCTTACTGATGAGCAACGTCAGATGGCTTTAAAAACAATGTTCGGAACGGACGCTATTCGTGCGGCTAACATCCTTTACAAAGAAGGCGCGAATGGAATCAACAACATGGCTACGGCTATGGGAAAAGTGAAATCTGCCGACGTGGCAGCTGAAAAGCTTAATAACGTAAAAGGGCGATTGGAACAGCTGAAAGGATCCGTGGAAACTGCAGCGATCTCTCTTGGGAATGCTCTCCTCCCAACCCTCGATAAGGTGGTTGCCGGTGTCCAGGATGCAACGGATTGGTTTAACAGCCTGGACAAGGAGACACAGAATACTATCGCTACTACTGCTCTTGTTGCAACCGGGATTGCCGGCGTAACGGCCGCCCTTGGTGTCGGGCTAACCGTTGTTGGCGGGGCGATTTCCGGCTTTGGGGCTCTCACGGTAGCGTTGGGTGCGATGACAGGTCCGATCGGCTTAGTCGTAACCGGTCTTGGGCTGGCAACTGCGGCCGGTTTCGCTATTGCGGACTCGATGAATAAATCTAAAGAAGTAAACCTAGAGCATGCGGAATCAATGATCAATCAGCAGCATGAGCTGGAAGGATTGACCGGCAAATACGATGTTTTGAGAGAGAAAAATCAGCTTTCCAACGATGAGCTCCTCCGTTTTAAAGACATTCAGAGTGAGCTTGAATTTGCCAAATCAGCTGAAGAAATTAAAAGTCTAACTGATGAGGCGGACAGGCTCCGTGAAAAATCTGGATTGTCCAATGAAGAAATGAGCGAAATGCTCTCGTTGAATGATCAACTTATTGATAAGGTACCTGACGCTGACACCGTCCTTTCTGACCACGGAAATTCGATTATTGGAAACAGAGACGCACTCGGTGAAGCTAACGAGAAACTAAGGGAAAATATTGCGCTCGAATTAGAGAACCAACGAATTAAAGCTGAGGCGAATTTGACCGAGAACATCCGGAATTACATCAATGCGTTGGATGAATTACGTGAGAAAGAAGCAGAAAGAGACGAGGTCAGGCAGGCTCGAGATGAAACCGAAAAGCGTCTTGCAGATTTGAAAATCCAGGCTCAAAACGAGCTGAACGCCGGAAAGGATTTAGAAGCAGAAAAGACAATTGATGAAATTGCAAACGCAGAACTCCTTTTGAATCAACAAAATAATAAAATTTCTCTGCTTGCCGATGAGGTCGCTGAAAAACAAAACAGTGTGACGAAATCGGAAGAAGAAATCGGGAAGACCCAAGAGCTTTATGACAAGATGATTAATCTACATTTGGAGCAAGTGGGCATTAACGCGTCCGGTGCAGAAGGTATCGCCCAGCTAGATCAAGCTATAGAAAAAACTCAAAACCGAATCAATGAATTAAACAACGCCAAACGGGAACAGAGCGGATTAAATAAGGCCCAGCAGACGGAATTAAATAATTTAAGTAGCGCATTAGGCCTATACCAAAGTGCGAAGGGTGAAATTCGAAACATACAAGGCGAGCAACAGTCTGTGAACAGGAAGATTGACGAAGGGACCGGCAAGGCATCCAGCCTTACCGGTGAATTGGGTAAAGACGTAAATAAAAACGTAGACGTTGATGATAACGGAAAAGCAGATGATCTTAACGAAAAAGTCAGAAAATCCGTGAAGAAAAAAGTAACCCTAGCAGCGATTTGGGAAGGAGTAACGGCAGGAATGAGGGCAGCATTGCCTTTCTTTGCAAAAGGTACAAGGAATGCTCCTGGTGGACTTTCGGTTGTTGGAGAAGAGGGACCTGAATTGGTGCATCTACCTCAGGGAGCTAAGGTCATCCCGAATCCGGAAACAGAAGCGATCCTACGCAACTGGAACATTCCGATGCTTGCAAGCGGTGGTGTAACACTTTCGCCAGGAATGGCAATGGTCGGGGAAGAAGGTCCAGAAATGTTGGATTTGAGAGGAGCTGCGACATCTCCACTCCCATCTAGCCAGCCTTCGGAATCCGATGTTAAACAACCAGTCGTTATTCAAGTTGTCACTCCTGAAAAACGAGAGTTAGCCCGGTGGTTGTTGGATGATATTACAAAAATGCAAGATTTTAAAGAAATGCGCTTAAAAACATTTTAAGAGGGAGGTAAGACAAATGGGAAGTTTCACATTTAACGGGCAACGTCGTTCTTACCTCACTGTTTTACGTGGAAGGAAACGCCCTACATGGGCACCAATCCGGAGAAATATTCTAACTGTTCCTGGGCTCTCGGGTGGATTAAATTCACTTCCAGATATAGAGCCAAGACCGTTAGATATTCCCGTTTTTATTGAAGCAGAGAATATGACGGATTTGCAATTATTGAAAGAAGATTTGGCAGATTGGCTGATAACCGATGATCCGGTAGAACTCATTTTTGATGATGAGCCAAACCGTATTTATTATGCTCAGGTAGACGGGAGTTTTGATTTAGATGAGTTAGTTTATTATGGAACAGGTGTCATTTCATTTATCTGCCCAGACCCCTATAAATATCGGACAGCAGAAGCGGTTGGCTACTACAATCAGGAGACCTTGCAAAGTGGAATCTTAATTGAAAACACTGGTACACTCCCAACGCCCCCTATGTTCGAGGTCGAACTAAAAGATAAGACCACTTATCTCGACATTATTGGCGAAAAGGATTATATGCGGATAGGGAAATCCGAATCAACAGAAGAAGCACCATATGAAAAATATCAAAAAGTGTGGGAATCAACTCCTACGATGACCGGGTGGGCATCTGCCTCATATGTACCGGACGGTGGTGTGAAAACAGGTACAATTAGCATTCAAAATGGCGATTTTGTTGCAACTGATTATGGAACGGGAAGTGCATGGCATGGTCCAGCTGTCATGCAATCCATCGGGTCGGTGCTATCCGATTACTATTTCCGAGTTTTCTTTAATGTGAGTTCGAATCATGGACAGATCACAAGATGCGAAGCTTATCTGCTTAATACATCTGGTCAGCCGATCGGAAAGCTTGTGGCACTAGTGAGGCATGCTTCCTCAGAAGTTGAAGTCGAGGTCAATATCAGAAGCGGTGGTAAATCAACCTATTTCGTCAACCAAAAATGGAAATTTCGCAGTTTCTTAGGATATATCGATATTGAAAAAGTGGGGACAAGATTTACAGCACATGTTGCACAGCAAAGAGTCGACAACGGAGAAATTTTAACAAGTGAAAAATATGCTTTTACGTTTAATGACTTAAATAACGAATATCAAGAAGATTTAGCGGCAGTAGGGTTACACATCGGAGCGAACAATAAAAATACTCCCGGAAAGGCACGATTTCGGGGAGCAGAAGTATCTTCCGTCAATCAACAAGAAAATGGTGTCGAATACATCGGGGAATCCGGAGACGCGTTTACTTTCGATCACAAAGCATCGAGAATTTTTAAAAATGGTGAACTGTTCATGCGAAAAGACTTTGGCGCTCGCTTTTTTGAATTGGCAAAAGGGATGAATTCGCTCGTTTTTAATCCTTATGAAGCCATCGATCATGTGAAAGTCAGGTGGAGGGATCGTTTTAAATGATACATGTCTTACATCATCAAACAGACGAACTTGTCGGCTGGGTCGACTTTGCCCTTGAAGACACACATTCTCGGTCGCTTAATGAGGAAACCTTTGATTTTATTGCACCTACCGATGCTGACGGGATGAATCAGATCAAAGGACGTTCCCGGCTCTTGATTCCGGCGGAAGAAGGCGACTATCGAGAATTTATCGTAGATAAGATTTACGAAAGTCGTGTAAGTAAGCAAACAGAAATCTATTCGGTTGCTTCCTACACAGATTTGCAGAAGTCGAAAGTCATTGCTCCTGCAGAACGGGACGGACAAACGGTAGAAAGTGCGGCGGAATTTGTTCTTTCTGGTCTTGAATGGCAAGTGGGTACAGTTGAATACTCCGGCATTCGGAAATGGACGATAGAAAAGCATTTAAGCGCTTATGAGGCATTGAAAGCGATCGTCTCATTATTTGAATGTGAGCTCGTCTTTCGGGTGACAACGGACGGCGATAAAGTGACTGGCCGTTATGTTGATTTTCTAAAAAAACAGGGAATGAATCGTGGCAAAGAAATCAAATTTGGCAAAGATTTAATTGATATCAAGAGAACCATTGATCCTAGCCGGGTGGTTACGGCTTTATTTTGTATCGGTCCAGAACGGGAGGACGGCACGCGGCTGACCGTCACGGTTACAAACAACGAAGCTTTTCAGAATTGGAACCGAAAAGGGCAGCACCTGATAGAGATTTATGAGCCTGAGTCCAACGATCAAAATATGACGATGGATCGATTAAAGCAGCTGGGAGAAACAGAGCTTAAAAAACGGATCGCAGCAGCTGTAAATTATGAGGTAGAAGGCGCATCACTAGAACATATTTTAGGCTATGAACACGAGATAACCCGTATCGGGGATTCTGCGAAAATCAAAGACGAATCCTTTGAGCCCGAAATTTACCTGGATTCGAGAGTAATCCAAATCAACCGATCTATTTTTGATGAGTCGAAAAAAGTCTACACCCTTGGTGAAGTGATCGAATATGAAGAAGAGGATGTTATGCGGCTGTGGAAAGATTTGCAGTCTCTTTATGCGACAAGGGTCATAAAAAGCCCAAATCCTCCTGTCGGAAAAGCAACGATTATTTGGATAAAGACAGGCGGACCAGTCGATATTCCTCATAGCTGGGACGGCAGCGGGTGGATCCCCTTTTCTCCACTCGAAGCCAAGGATATTAACGCGGAAACGCCAGGTGGCGCACAAGATAAGGCTAACAATGCAAGAGATCAGGCGAATCAGTATACCGATTCTCAGCTTGAAAACTATGTAGACGCAATCACTTATAATCAAGATTTATCAGAAATCCAGAATCAAATAGACGGCAATATCACATCTTGGTTTTATGATTATGAGCCGTCATTGATGAACGTGCCAGCCAGTGGTTGGACAACCAACGATCAGAAAAACAATCATCTTGGTGACTTGTTTTACAATACATCAACAGGTTATTCCTATCGTTTTACGCTCGAGGGATCCAATTATCAATGGATTAGGCTCACGGATAATGATGTTACAAAAGCACTTTCGGATGCCTCTAAAGCACAGGATACAGCAGATTCAAAAAGGCGTGTATTTGTTAACCAGCCTACTCCTCCTTACGAGGTAGGGGATTTGTGGACACAAGGTAATTCTGGAGATATCATGCGGTGTCAAGGTGCAAAAGCAGCAGGGCAGCCGTTTTCTTCAGCTGACTGGTCGAAAGCATCTAAGTATACCGATGATTCTGGGGCAATTGAATATACCAATGATCAACTGGATCAAGTGGAAGAGACCATAGATGAAATCGAACACGAAGTATCCCAAAGGGAATTATCTATCATTAGACAAGATAATGAACCAACAGGTGGTGGCTATGTTGTCGGACAATTGTGGCTTAGAACAACCAATTTTACATTTCACAGGTGGACAGGTTCAGCGTGGGAACAATTAACACCTAGCATTGTTTCAGTGGATGGAAAAGTAAATACCAATACTTACAATCAAAAAGTACAAGAGATTACACAAAATATTGCCGAAAAAGCTGGATTGGATTACGTCAACGGACAGCTTGTTTCTAAGGCTGAAAAAGCTAACACCTACACCAAATCGGACGTTGATAATTCTTTAAACAATAAAGTGTCCGTCACCACTTATGCGACGGATAAAAATGGCATTGTGGAACGGTTGGATTCAGCTGAGACAAGCATTTCTCAAAATGAATCGAACATTTCACTAAAAGCAGATAAGACCTCACTTGACCAAACCAATCGTCGGCTTTCAGAAGCAGAGGCATCCATCTCTATTAATAGCGATGCCATCGCTTTAAAAGCCAATAATTCGACTGTTGATTCTTTAGCTGGAAGAATATCTACAGCTGAAGGACAATTGAATGTTCAGGCTGGACAGATAGAAGCAAGGGTTACCAAGTCCGAGTTTAATAACTTGTCTTTCGGTACAAGAAACTATGTCTATAAATCAAAAAGTTTCACAACAGGGACATTGACCAACAAACAGAACCAGACTTTCAATATGCAATCGTATAATACAGAAATTTGGGGCAAAGAGATCACTGTATCATTTGATTACAAATTCAGTGATGATGCAATCCTCTCTGATAGTAGTTGGTTTACGGTTCAATTTGGAAGTGGGTTAGGATGGCAAGGAATTGCAAATAGTATAAAAAACAGAAGCGGTCATTTTACCAATACAGTCAATATCAATAATTCAACTGGATCAGATACGAGAATGTTTGTAAGAGTAGACTATGTGAATGGTGGAAAGCTAACTATTTCTAATCTGAAAATAGAGTTAGGGAATCGTGCTACAGACTGGACTCCAGCACCTGAGGATATTGATACAAGTATTTCGGGTATTAATTCCCGTCTTTCCACATCTGAATCAATAATCAATCAACTGTCAAATGAGGTCAACATACGTGTTAAACAATCTGATTACGATATCATTATGAACGATCTTACCAGTCGCATAAGCAGCACGGAAGCAAACTTATCCGTACAAGCTGGGCAGATTGCCGCAAAAGTTGAGAAGAACGGGGTCATGAGTGCTATCTTAGTAAGTCCGGAATCTGTCAAAATTCCCACAAGTAAGCTTCTTGTTGGCGATTTTACTAATCTGTGTTCTAATCCAGATTTTGATGGCAATAAAAGTGCAGATTGGTACGGTTTAAACTGGGTTGGTAATCCTGATTGGGCAGATAAACCTAACAAATATGTAGGAGAAACTCGGAAAAGGGATGTTGTACATGGAGACTATTTCCCTGTTAAAGGAGGAGACAAGTTCTTTGTCTCTGTTGATTGCTTTTCGATAGATTCACCTCACCAACTAGGTATAGGTTTTGAATTTCAAAAGCGAGATGGAACTCGTAGTTGGTCATGGGTATATAGGAATCCACAATCCAGTTGGGCAACTTCTAGTGGTGAATTGACGGTTCCGGAGGGATTCACACAAGCGAGGATACAAATTCAACAGAATGGATGGGACAATTTTGGAAGATGGTGGTTTACTAATGTTGTTGTTAGGAGAAAGACAAATACTGAATTAATCGTCAACGGTTCCATTACAACTGATGCACTAGCCACAGATGCCGTGACAGCTGACAAGATAAACGTTAGTTCCTTATCAGCTATTACAGCTAACTTAGGGACGGTCAATGCCGGAACTTTAAATGCGGTAACTTTGAATGGTGCAACTGGTAATTTTTCAGGAAAATTGAATGCTGGTAACGTAGAGATAGAATACGGATCTATTAATTGGAGAACTTGGGGTTTTACGACAGGAACGATAACTTATTATGAAGGTGTAATAGACCACAGAGCTGACGGACATGATTTTCATGGTTGGCTGAACGTGGAGGGGTCTCCAGTCCACACGAACAATACAGTAAGAGCTGCACAGTACACAGTGTATGGATTGAACCCAGCGATTAACCGTATGCGACGAACCATACCGCATAATCTAGGGTTCACTCCAAGAGTTATGTGTACAATCCGTTGGCAAACCGGTTGCGTGTCAGCAAGTAATATAACTTTGGTTTATACGGAAAATGTGAACAGCTCGTCCTTCGATATTGTAGTAGCGGGTAATAGAACGTTCACTTCAAGCGAATATATTTTCGTTGATGTACTTATGGTTAAACCTTAGGAGGGAATATAATAATGGCACAAAAAAGCACAGTTGATTTTATGATGGAAGATTTGCAAGAACAAATCTCAAAGTTAAGCTATGAAAAAGCATTGTTCAAAGGTATGGCCACAAATAAGGAATTTGAAAACCAGCAGCTGCAACATGAGCTGGAAACACTGAAAAACGAAAATGAAGAATTGAAAAAGAAAATAGCAGATTCAACAACTGCAGAGATTATCGAGGAACCACAAAGCGCTGAATAAGGGCTTTTTTATTTTTGTTCATAATTAAGGGAGGAATCAATGATGAATGTAGCAATAAAACTGTTCGATAATACCGAAATCAAAGGTTCGTTTGAAAATTACTCAGCACAAGCTATTGCTGACATGCTGAACGATCAAAAAAAGGTCATGGTTGTGATCGGCAGTTCAGTCGTGCAGCGGCAACAAGTGTCTAGGATCGTACCTGAACGCGAGACACTGGGAAATGTTGAGGTCAGGTTGAATGATGGCACTACCATTACAGCGCAAGTAGACAATTATATTCCGCAAGAAATTGCTGATCTTTTGAATGATGATTCTAGGACTATGAGTGCGCTTGGGGATGTGGTTGTGCAACGTTATTCGGTGGTCAGGATTACACCGATCTCTGAGCCGACAACGTAATAATTTTCCCTTTAAGGAGGTGATTATTTTGAAAATGTTGTTTGACGGTATAACTATTGAATGCACTCCATCTGAATTGATTGAGTTCCTCTCCCTAAAAAAGGATAGGAGTATAGCAGAAAGATTAAACGAGACAGAAAGCAGCGATACGATTTCTGCTGAACAAATTAACATGAGGGTTTCAGAAGCTCCATTTCGTATTAGTACAGTTGAATCAAATGTTACACAATAGGAATTTTTAAGAAGTGATGAATAGAAAATATATGAAAATGCTATATTAGTAGGGAGTGATCTAGGAGGGATAACAATGTCATTAATAACAGTTGTAGCAACCAAAGATTTTATTTCCATTATGAGTGATGGAAGGTTATCTGATGGAGAAAATCCAGTAGGAGAAGAGTATAAGAAAATATTGAAAGTTTCAGATAAAATAATTATTGGGGCTACTGGGAGTCATAACCAATCAAAAAGCTTATTGAGTATATCTTCATATTGGTTAAATCAATCACAAGGAAGTATAGAAATTTTCGCAAATAATATCAGGAAAGTAATTTTGGAGGATATACCAAAAAGTAAATTTAAAAGAATTGATCTTCACATAGTAATATGTGGGTTAAATGAATTAAACGAAATTGTTTTCTATGTATTTACCAATGATGAAAAATTTGCTATTGAAAAAGTAGTTATGCATCAAAAAGTTGGTTATTTAGCTTTAGGAAAAAAAGGGACAGTTGATAAGCTAGAGGAGTTAATTAATTTAAGAGGATATAGCTCTATAGATACTATAAAAGAAATACAACAAGAAGTTAATTCACTGATAACTGAAATTGATTACAGTGTTAATAACAATACTTTTCATGAATTTATCAGTAGAACAAATAATTTCTGATTTTATTTTTCACACGAGCCAACAGGCTCTTTTTATTTTGCCAATAAGGAGGAACAGAAGTGGAACGCTTAGATTTATTTTACAAGTTTGGTGCCTCAGCATTTGGCGCGGCGACAGGATATTTATTTGGGGGTTGGTCGGTATTGATTCAAATATTGCTCGCTTTTGTCGTGATTGATTACATTACAGGGATTATTGCTGCCGGATACAATGGCGAGTTAAAAAGCAAAGTTGGGTTCTTGGGAATATCCAAAAAAATCATGATTTTTGTTATGGTCGCTGTCACCCATTTAATCGATACAGCACTCGGTGAGGGTCATATTTTCAGGGATGCGGCCATCTATTTTTATCTGGCCAATGAGTTGCTATCCATCGTAGAAAATGCCGGGAAAACGGGGCTTCCGGTGCCTGAGCAAATTAAAAATGCCGTAGAAGTGTTAAAGGGCAAATCTAAATAAGTTTCCTCCGGGCGGCTTTTTTCTTTGAAAACCAAATAATAAGGAGACGATGAAAAATGGGTCACAAACTTATAACAGTTAATGGTGGTCACAGCGAAAAAGCACCAGGTGCAGGAGCTTTTGGTTACAAAGAACATGAATACGCTCTAATGATTAAAGACAAAGTGATTGCAAGGTTGAAATCAGTTGGTGTAAATGCAATAGATACTACGTCAAGTGCATCTACTCCTAGTGCCGTCTTGGTGGAACAAGCTAAGAAATGTAATGCTCAACCAAAAGGTGGCCGACTTGATGTATCAATCCATCTAAACGCTGGTGGAGGCACCGGATGTGAGGTCCTTTATTACTCTGAAAAAGCACTTGCTGCTAAAGTATCAGAAGCGATTGCAAAAGTGACTGGATATAAAAACCGTGGTGCTAAAGAGCGCAAGGAACTTTATTTCCTTCGCCATACATCAGCTCCGGCTATTTTGATCGAGGTATGTTTTATTGATAGCAAAAACGATATGAAGATTCTAAATGCGAAAATGAACGATATTGCTAATGCAATTGTAAAAGCAATCACAGGAAAGTCAGTTCATGAGCCGAAACCAGCTCCAAAACCACCAAAGAAAGACGGTAATAAAGACGATCTGTATAAAGTGCAAACAGGTGCGTTTAAAGATAAAGGAAATGCAGAAAAATTAGCCAAGGAGCTTAAAAAGAAAGGTATATCAACGTATATCACGAAAGAGTAATCAAAAAAGCCAAGCCCTTCCATACGGAAGGGCTACATTTTCTGTTGGAAAAGTTTTTTTGTGAATAACAATCATTCAGATTGCCATACGTTGTTGGAATAAATTGTTGATTGCTATTTTAATGTTATGTGGGCTAACCCCAAGATCCCTTAAAATCATCGCGTAGTTTAGCCATTCTAAAACAAAAAAATCACGTGTTATTCTAGGATTTATTTCTTTACTAATATTACCATGAGCAAAATTGTTTCTTTGCTCTTGAATTCTATCAGATATCTCTGACAAATTCGGATCGTCTAATTCGTATAGATTTTTTATGAAAATTTCTAATTCTCCTTTGAAATGATTTAATGCAAAATTTATTTTCTTGGCAAGTGTTAAATCGGTTCTTTCAATATTTCTTTTAACACTTTTGAAATATTTTTTTAGTTCACCACTGTTTTCAGCAACTTTTTTCACTAAAAATGAGATTATTTCTTGTTTTTGGGCTTTGAATTTAAACTCGTCTTTATAAGAATCAAAAGTAATAGGAAATTGCCATTCGAATCGTGCCGTTACTAAAATGAAACGTGCAGGTGTAATATAATTTTGATCTTTGGAATCTTGAGGAATATGAGACAAATATATATTTTTATCTGCTAATTTTTGAAACAAAGAACTAAGATTGTCTTCAATAAGAGGAAGCCCTATTAATCTTTCTCTTATTAGTTTCTTTTCTTCAGTAATGTTGCTTTTTTTCTCATTAATAAATAATTGGCCAACTTTTCTATAAAGACCAGATGAATCTTTCTTTTTAAGAGTAATTGTATTAAATGTAATATTTCTTCTATAACATAGAAAACTTAATAGTTGATTAGTTAAATTATATAACTTTGCCGCAGTATCACAATTTTTCGTTGTATTCTCAAGGTGAAAGGTCAACTCTGTATATAATTGAATAGGGGATAGTTCAGTGCTTGAAAATTTTCTGGATATATTAAGACTCCCTTGAAGTTTGTCCTTGTTTAGATTAAAAGAGAAGTTTTTCTCCAAATTTTTAAAAGGTATAGTTTCTAAATTTAATTCTCCATCATTTCCAGTTTCAGCTTTATATGCATTTCTGATATCATAAAACCAATTTAATTCATCTGCAGTAATACCTATACCGTCATACTCATAGCCTTTCTCTGAAAATAATATATAGTAATTGATCTTTGCGGTATATGTTTTTAAAGAAGTTTTTATTATGTAGTGGAATTTGAAAAAAATATCTTTGTTATTTTCAAAAGTTTCTCCAAATAATTGTTCCGGATACTCTTCTTTTTTAAGGCTTAATAATGTAAGAAGGTCATTAGTGTATAAATTTTCCCTATCTTCAATCTCTTCTATCTTGAGAGTGAAATCGTTCAACTTAAATAAACATCTTTTCCCTTGGAAGTGAACCAGACCAGTAATCAT